CATGTTATGGAATATATAATCCAAATTAAATCTTTTGGGCGCATACCTGTTAGCCTCTCTCATCTTATGCAGATCGCTTTCGACCACAATAAACAAGAAACATTCTGCTTGTCTGCATCTTTGAAGCTCTCTAACGAATCTTTTATATTCCGCCGACAAAGTGCTGCAAAAATCAGCGAACGATTTTCTATCAACGTATGTGTATTTAAAGTTTTCTTTAGTGACGGAGTAATCGCCGACATCCAACTTTAAAGGAGAAGAGTTTTTAAATTTTAACGGCTGCTGCTCGCGGGTATCAATCAAAATTTTGACTTCTCGATAGTCGTTATGAAATTCTTTCGGCAGGTTTGATCCTAACATCGGCTTGACCCCACACTGCTCGCAGACCTTTTTGTAGCTGCCAAAAATTCTCTTATATATTCTAATCGGCGGCAGATCTGATGTGAACAATTCGGTAGAGCATGGACCATAATCCAATTCTTTTTTTTCTATGCGTTTTTTAAGCAATAAAATAATATATTGCCCGACTTCTTCCTGATCAGCGGTGTCGCACCATTCTACCAATTGATCATAAGTGGCGAAGTCTCTATCGAAATAGTCTTCGTATGTTTTAAATTGTATAGGAACTCCGCTGAGCTTGTTGAAGCGCGGATAATGCTTGACATAATAATCCCCCAACATCAAATTATGCTTTTTGAAATGATGGTGCAAGCTCTTTAATGAATCAAATGATTCTGAGCACTCTTTACAATTAAATGACATCGTATTTAGATATGCCGAGAATACGAGCTTTCCACTCGTCCATTCTTTCTAATCTGTTAGCTTCGTCTGAAACGAGTTGTTTTTGCATTTCGGCGATATGAACCATATTGTTACGCTCCTCTTCGTCTTGGAAAAACTGCACTAAAGCCAAAAGAGAAGCGTTTTCTTTATGCTTGCTTTGCATTCTGGAGGATCTGTCTCCCTGAAGTTTTTTGGTTAAGTTTTCGATTCTTGTTTCGCACTGATGATATTCGGAACTTTTGGCTTTAATAATTTCCGCCAATCTAACGCTCATCTCCTCTTGATCGTTCGCGATATCAAATATGTCGTTCAACTTGTTCAGATGCTTACTAATAACCTCAAGATTAATAATTTCTTTACACGCATTCATGTAGAGGTTTATTTCGTCAGAAGTCAAATCGGGCTTGTCCCAAGTCAACCGAATAAATTCCTGCTCAAACAACTCCCTGTCATCTTTCGATGTGTAATTGTTCATAATTCTCACAAATCGCGAGTTATTGAGATTTATTGTTAATTTCTCTACACAAATCCTATGCTGACGATTAATCTTGTCCTCCTCAAAAATGTTACCAGTTGCATCGTTGATTTTCTTCACGACTCGTACTGCCGCCTTCGGAGCCACGTAGCTTGACAGCACAGCGTCTGTGTCTTGAGATGGGTTGTAGTCGGGGTTGATCTCTCGCATGAGCGAGAATACGGCTCTCTGCTCCATTGAGAGAGGTTTGACCTCTTGTTTCGGAAACAGCAGTTCAGCAATAGCTAAAGAAGACAAGCCAGAGTTGGCCTGTTCTACAATAAATTGTTTCTGCTGTTCAGAGAATACGATGTCCTCTTTTTTTTCGCGGCGAGCAGTGCTGAACTTCATGCCAGACTCTATCAGATATCTTCTGATTTCTCGCCCTTCTTTTGAGCGACCGTCAAGCTGGGGATTGTCGAATACGCTCTTGACAATTTCATTCAAATCGGGGTTCCGAACGAACGCTTCTTGAACTTTGCTTTGCTGTTCGCTGGTTAAACTCATAAAATGATATCATTTTGACTAATGATGTTTTCGACTTTTTCTTTGAGCATTTTTTTAATATTTTTGATTTGCTTGTATCCCGCTGCGCGGTGCTTTTCAGAAGTTTTGTAGCCCATGTATTTAGCGACCTCTTCTTCCGAACAGTCTTCAAAAAATAACATAATATAAACTCGATAATGCTCAGCAGAAAGCTGCTGTTCGAGAATGACGTTCAACTTTTCTATAGATTTATCAAAATCAATATTTGAATCAACAAACGAATGAAGCTCTTGTGTATGGCTTTCTATTGATAGTGGCATTTTTATGCCATAGCCTTGGCGCTTAGACTTGCTCCACTTAGCATAAAGAGCACACGAAGAATTTTGAACGCCAGACTTGGTTAAACTGCATAGCGTGTCGCCAAGATTGTGCGGGCAAGACATGCAAGGCTTGACGTAGTTAGTATAATTGTTGCGGATTACATTTTTAATTTGATGGGAAGCTACTCTAGAAACCCAAGGCTCCAAGGGTCTTGATTGATCCCACATGTGCCATTTTTTAAAAATATGAGTTTTAACAATTTGCGCTACGTCTTGAAAGTCAAACCAGTTGATTGCGTCAAGCCGCCACTTGTTCTGATATTTTGAAACAATAGTGTCAATAATATGATAGCACTCTTCATATGTTTTTTGTTTAGGCTCTTCCACTTATCTTTTGTTTTGTTTGAAGTCTTCGATAGACATGGAGCTTGATCTTCTTTTGGGCGATGAAGTCCTAGACGATACGGAAGACGTTCCGTCGATAATAGAGCCGAGATCGAAAGTGTTATATTCTGCGCTTGTTTCTATATCTACTTGGATTTTTCTGATGTTGGGGACGCTAGTAGAGTTCGAAAAAGAGTCGTCGCCTTCGAAATCTTCTTCGTCAAAGTCTTCTGCGTCTTCTTTGGCAGAGACTTTGTTGATCGTTTTCGGCTTAGATGTTCCAAAAGACAAACCGCAGCTCGAACAGAAGTTCGGCTTCGCAAAATTATATTCATGCTTCTTCCCACAATCGGGACAGTAAGAAATGCTCATGCTAAATAGTATGACTTTTAACGCAAAAAATCAATATAAAAATAAGCACGAAAAAACAGGGGGATCGCCTCTGTTTATCTGCATTTCGCTGCGAGCGTTGCGAAGCCCTGTCGTATTTAATTACACTTGGAAATCTGCTTGCTCAAGCTTTTTGACAATGAATTTTAAGATTTCGCTGCGAACAATATCTTCTTGAGTAAAAGCGAATGTCTGAATGCCTCTGCTTTTGCTTTCTTCATCGCTGAATGTATGCATCATAGGCATAAATCCAGATCTGCATTTTCCAATATCGCTTTGCGTACTATCGCCGCAAATAATAATCTTCGAGCCTTCACCGATTCTTGTAATCAATGTAATAAGTTCTTTGATGGAGAAGTTTTGAGATTCGTCTGCGACGATAATCTTGTTAGTCCAGCTTGCACCGCGCAAAAAGTTCACGGGTATTGCGCTGATTCGTCCAATCGATTTAAGATGTGCCACATCTTGAGGCGCTGCGATTTCTTCGAGCTTATCGTATAGCGGCATCAAAAACGGATCAAATTTCTCAGAAATATCTCCTGGCAAACTGCCGAGTCCTTTATCTGCGCTTTCAATGATACTACGAATATAAATAAGCTCTTTTTCGGAGTCTTCCGACATCATCTCAATTGCAGCGCAAAGAGCCATGTAAGTCTTTGAAGTTCCAGCAGCTCCAGATATAAAGATGATTTTGTTTTCGGGATCTAAGATTATACCCAAAAGCTTGATTTGTTTCGGGGTAAGTTTGAAATTTCTTTTTTTTATTTTGATTTTGCTCGATGGAGTCAGGCGAATATCAACCGAATCAGCGTTGTTGAATCTTTTTTTGGGCATCTGTGTTAATTACACTTGTTTATATTAAGATTTCGTCAATAGTGACATCTGCCGTTAAAATATTTGGTGGCGATACTGTGAGGTTTTGAGCGGTTAATCTTCCGCGAGAAGAAACGGACAATGTTCCTGACGGCAAAATGAGCTGTCCAGATTCGTTTTTTAAATCAATAGAAAAAGAAGAATTTGCTCCAGACTCGTTGATAAATGTTTTTATGTTTGTTGATTTGATTTGTAGTTGCTTTGAAGCTTCATCCAGAAAGACCCTGTGAGAGTTTCTTTTGGAGATGGCGTAAGAGTAGCTTCTTTTTAAATCAAGAGAGAAAGAAATGCTGGAGTGAATGTTGTCTGAATAATTATCTGCCCCCGAAATTGCCGCGAAATGACCGTATGCGAATTTACTATTCATACCGCTTTCTCCTGTAGCTTGCCCCGAAATCATTGCCA